TAGCTGTTTCTGATTACGGCAAAACGCGTATATCTTACATTGTCCACAGGCGAAGGTGGTTGCTTTACAGCACGAAGCATCACCTCGGCCAGCGAGGCATATGTCTTTCCAGAGCCTACTGGCCCAAGTAGACCCCGCACAAAAGAATTGTCGTTTAAAAAATCCCATACCGTAGGGCTTTCGCTAAAATCTAAATTAAGACCGTTCAGCGCTTCCGTGGTCGGTTGCTTTGTTCTGCGCCTCGACCTGTCTGTCGCTCTACTCGCTCTTGCCATCATCAAACTCCGGGATAAATGTCACAATTACCATGCCGTCTGTCGGGTCTTCTATCTCGTCATCGACTTCCAACAGCACACCCTTGCACTTAGAACAAACCACGCGCTGCGTTTCCGCATAGCACCGGCCACGCGTGTCCTCACCGCAATGGTCGCATATAACGTAATCATAGAAAAAACGCACAAAATTATTGTGCGTCATCTTCGTCACTGACATCCTTCACCTCATACGTTGTCGTTTTAGGCCCGGTCACGTTAATGCCGATCATGCTTGGCCGCTGGTCGTCACTGTTAGGCTCCAACAAACCACGATGCTTTGCAAGCAAGCGCAACGCGGCCAGCTTGTCGTGCATTTCTACCTCGATGGTGTTACCGTGCTGGTTTGGCGTTACCTTCACCTTCTTGATACTGCGCCGTGCGCGTTCCGGCAGTTGGTCAGATGGCGTAAGCTGCACCTGACCCATAGCATCCCAGCTAATAACATCGGTAGCCTCGCCAGCCGCGATAGCCTCTAACTCCTGTACCACGGCCTCACGCCGGTCGGTGTCTTGGCTAGCTAGCGCCGCACGCTGCTGCCTAGTTGTCAGGGGCTTCTTGGACACACTTGCCCCCTGTCCACGCATACCCAGCGATGTCTACCCAGCTATCCATATGGTCGGGCGTCTCCATCAGCCGCGCTAGCTTTACTTGCACCATCATCATGGCCACCTGTTCGGCAGTGACCTCAACGCCCAACGTAATCGACCACTGCGCAGCTATGCGCTCATGGTTGATGTATACGTTGCCGTAATTCTTGCCACGGTCGGCAACCGCGCCCTTAGCCTCATCTAATATATCCACAATTTTCACCTTGCGATCTCCAAGCCACACGTCTCGCATTTCATCTCGCCACCCATCTCCGACTGGCACTTAGGACACTGCCCGTTGGCCATCAGCTTCGCCATAGACCCGTCACCCGTGGCATAGGCAACCGGCACATGCTCTGTGCAAGGGCAAGCGCAGTTCTTGCAACGGCAATGCTCCGCATCTTCCCAGTCGAACTCCTCGCACCCGCAATCGGCGCATCTGCGTACCTCGTCATATGTCAATGCCAAGCTCCCTCAATGTTGGTGTTTCTACAGTATCATCATCCGCGTCACTATCGCAATAGCTCTCACCGCAATCCGTGCAAGTGTAGATATTACGGAACTCATGCAATGGCGGTTCTGGGCTTCCGCAATTAGGGCAAGTCATGCGTCAGTTCCTTGGAAAATTTTGTGCGAGACCCCCATACGCACACAGCGGGGGGCGGGGGGCAAGGGGTCGCTTTTTCTGCCCGGCCGTAGTTTTGTGCGCTGTACATAAGCAAATCAACCTTTGTTTTCCTGTACGTCAAAATAACGCACTACGTCAGACAGTGCTGGCACGCCAGCACGCCTCTCTATCGCTTGGTCACACACCGCAAGCGTGGCAGCACGCACATCGTCAGCCGATACCTCACGCAATGCCAGCCGGCGTGCGTGCGCTATCTCATTATCGTACAGCCTCACCTGTCCTGTCGCCTGTTGGACGGCACGCAGATAGGCATGGCAGAGTTCGCCAGCGTGCGTGTCTGTCTGTGGTTGTGCATCCCCCAGACCCCCTTTATCTTCTATGAGGTCATCCTCTTGGTCTGCACGCACTTGCAATGCCTTGGCTGTGAGTATGTCCTCTTGCGATGGCAAGGCTTCGTTACCCTTCCAAAGCACTTGATACCTGTTTGTTTTCCACCCGCTAACGCCCACCTGATAGTCCTTTGGATTGAGCTGACGCACATAACCACGTTGCTTCAATCCCTTCACTGCATCATATATGGTTTTACGCTCACCATAGCCGCACACATGCGTAAGTGTTTCCATGCTAGGGTAACACACCCCAGCACGGTTCACGAACGCACACAGCGCTCCTAGCACCCTTATCTCGCGTTCTTTGAGCTTACGGTCTGCAAAGGCACGCATTGGCATGACACTGTACGGTCGTTTGTTCTCAGAAAGGGATTTTGTCATCGAGCTTGTCCTCTAGGTCTGTTTTCTTTACGTCACTCACCACTGCACCGGGGAACGCATCCTTGACAGCAACGGCTAGCGTGTTCTGCTCTGACCACTTGGCCAGTATCACCGCCACCTCTTGCACGCAATACACCAGCGCGTCAGGCATGTCCTTCTTGATATGCGTAACCGCTTGCTCATCACGCGCTATCGCAACGACCTTGCCATCAGCATGCGCAGTCCACACGTCCATGCCTATCTCTTTACCGCCCAGCGCGATGGCTTCCTTCTCCAGCGCCGCATAAGCACGCAATGTCACAGCCACATGATGCTCAACATCAACCGCCGCATCACGGTGGATGGCGTCGTTGAGCTTATCCATCTGCTGCCAGAACCGATCACGCAACTCTGGCGACACAAGGTTAGGCAATCTCTCCACACCCCACCGGCGTTCATAGTCAGACACAACCCTGTCATATTCCGTGAGGTAGTTTTGTATCTTGCGATAGGTTGCCTCGCTAGTCACATTGCTGCCCATCATACGCCGCAATGCTGTCGTGTCAGGTTTCTTTACTCTCTTCTGTCTCATCCCTTTGCCCTTTCTCCGTGCTGTGCGTGCGTGCGTGCGATAACCATAGGGATTATCGCACAACACCACGCGTGCGACTTCAGCGTGCGACCGTGCGATTTAAGGTTATTACAGTCGCACGTTTCCTTATAAGTCTTTGTATTCCCACACATAGCTACCTTCTATCACAATCGCACGCTTTGTCTGTAACGCATCCCTTGCATCTCTGCGCCTAGAACGCGTGCTATCGGGTGTTTTCGCACGGTGTTTGTCGTGCCACGCCGTCACCGGCACGCGCTCTTGGCCTAATTCGACAGACAGATTACGCAGCGCTTGCAGGGCTATCTTCTGCGGTTCGGTCAGCTTTGCACTGCGCGCCTTCTTTTCTGGCATGTCTGCCTGTGTCATCACCACGCTCACATCGTCTATCAGCGCCACCGGCGTCATCGTAAACGCTACGTCCGGCATTGGCTCCGCGTCCTTCTGCTTCTCCGTGGTCAGCGTCACCGTCTCTTCCAGCTTGCTCACCTTGATGCTTGCGTCAACGGCGCCCAGCAACGCCGTGCTGCCGCGCATACCCCTCGCCGCGTCCTTCCCGGAATGGTGAATGGCCACCACCGCACATTCGCAGTGGCGCTTTACCACCTCGCACGCATCCACAAACATGCCCATGTCGGTTGCGCTGTTCTCATCACCGCCGAGTAGGGCGCGTGCTACAGTATCCACAAACACCGCGCTGAACTTAGTATCGAGGTTGTCGATGGTACGCAGTAGGCGCTCCACATCGTCAGGTTCGCGAAACCTCACCGCCGTGGGTAGAACGTAAAACGGCACATCCGCTGTTAGCTTGTGATGCGCTTGCCATGCCTTGATACGCTTACCCAGACCGCCAACACCCTCGCCAGCTATGTACAACACTGCGCCACGCTGCACCGGGTTGTTGTGCCACGCCTTGCCATACGCCACCGACAGCGCCATATCTATCGCTAGGAATGATTTACCGGCGCCCGGCTCACCATACAGCACGCTAAACCCATGCTTGGTTAGCAACCCATCAACCAGCCACTCCACCGGCGGCATGTTGCGCAGATAGTGTACATCATACACATCGAATACGTCTGGGCGTTCTACTGGCGCTTCCACGACCACCGGCGCCTGTTCAATCGGCTGTGCCGATGTGACCAGCGCCGCTAGCTCTTCCTTCGTACCGCCAGCCTGTAGCCAATCGTAAACGTCTTGCTTATCATCCAAGCCCGGCAAGTTGACACAGTTGATAGAGTTGACCACGGGCAAGAGGTTAGCCGCCACTACGTCAGCATGTGCCTTGCCAGCCTCATCAGCGTCAGGCAACACCACAACGTCACGCCCTGCAAACCACTTATTTAGATCCGCGTGCCAGTTCTTCGCACCGCCATGGCTGGTCGTTGCTACCGCACCCAGCTTCTTCATTGCGTCTGCGCACTTCTCGCCTTCCACCACGAATATCTTTTTGTTCGGGTTGGCTATGATGTCCGGCAGATTATATGGCACTGGGGTAACGTCCTTGACGTTCCACACCCAGCCGCCCTTGCCGTCAGGTCTGCGTTGCCTAAATGTCTTTGGCTCGTATCGCACAACCTGATAGATGCACTCGCCATGCTCATCTATATAATCGTATGCCTTTGACATGTACCGCGCTGGCTGGATGGTCTGTTGCACTTGCTTGGCTATGCCGAATTGCTTTTCCAATATATCAGGCAGACTGCGTAGCTGTGCGCCCTCATTGATGCGCACCATGTCTATGACCCCGCCGCCTTCGTTGGCCTCGAAGTCAAACCATGTGCCTTTGCGCAAGTCTACACTGCGCGACCCGTGCGTACCCCAGCGCAGTTCATGGCCGCGCTTTTCTTTTGGTTCGCCCCAGTAGTGCCGCGCTATCTGTTCTATATATGCTGCTATGTTCTGTGTCATCTTATTCCCTCTTCCCCTTTGGAAATGGTAGGGCGCTGGCAAAGGGAGGAAACCCAGCGCCCTACCAACTGCTAGAACAGGTCAGCGCCACTCGTTGCTGGCTGTTCAACAGGCGCTTCCGGCATTGCTGCCGGTGCGCTAGGTGCTTCCGCACCATCGAATGCCGTTGGGCGTTCTACCCACTGGCTGATTTCCCACACCGGCACCTTAAAACGCTGTTCGCCCTGCGGTGTGTTAACGGTTGCTGTCTTTGTGGCTGTCACCTTCATGACAGGACACAGACCGGGGTTGTTCGCGCGTTCAGCCTCGTA